AATCCTAATCCAACACCAGTAGTTGAACCTTGTCACAAAGATTCAATTAGAGTTGATACAATAAGATTAACAAACGGGATAGATCATATTATAATGTTAGATACAGTAAGAATTAAATAAAATGGCTAAAGAAGATTTTAAACCTCATATGATGTATAGTAAGTCTGGTGAAGGCAAGATGGCTAATACATATGAAGAACATTTAGATTTAAAAAATAAAGGTTGGGGTCATAGTAAACCTAAAAAGAAAATGGGTGGAGCAATTGGACCAAATTTTATTCTCTCAATATTATTATTATTTGCATTTACAACAAATGCTCAAGACAGTAAGTTTAAAAAAGAACTTAAAAAAACTTTCAAGTTTTCTACATTCTATGCTGCAGTAAATGGTGGTACTTCTATTTCAGATCAGAATACATATTCTATATTAGATGGACTTCAAACCGATGTAATAGAAACTCCATTTGATTACGCACTAACTCTAGGTGTAAGAAAAATACAAAGATTTGGATACGAAAACAAGGCTAATACATTTAAAGATGGTACAGAAACTTCATACTCTGATGCCGCTACTATTGGACGAACCAAAGGATTTGAGTTTCTATTTGAAGTAGATTACCAAAGAAGGTTTGGTGATACATATATAGATCAGAACCACTTTTTACGATACGTGGCAGATAAATGGGTTGTTAAATTAGAATACCTACAAGATGGTTTTGCTGATGTAGAGTATATGGAAGCATCACAACGATACAGACAAAAGATTGGAAAAAGACTTTCACTTACTGCAGGGACAGCACAAAGGATCTCCGAACCTTATGGATTTGACCCTTTAGCAGAGTGGGTATTATCAAACGGGAACCTACACTACACAAGCCTTGCTTTAGAAGAAGGGTACACAATTGGATTTGACCCAGCAGGAATAAGTTATATGGACCCTAGTGGAGCCGTCGTGGCTACAAGTACTGAAGTATGGGAAGAGGTTGTTATACCACAAGTTCTTGATGAATATGTTAAATCAAGCAAAGATGCATTACCGGTACAATGGTGTCACTCTTTAGTGATTGGGTTTGATTACTACTATTATAAAAAGAATATATGGTTACACTCATGGGGAAATGTGCTTCCTGTACATTTAAAGACAGACAATGAATACTCATACCACAACTTCAATGGTGGTAATTGGATAGATTATTCTGGTGGTTTAATATTTGGATATAAGATCAACAAAAACCTTGGAGTTTTTATTGAAGGTAAGTATAACAAGTATTGGAATAGAAATTGGCATGATTTCAAACTAGGAATAAATTATATTATCCTTTAGATTTCTCCTTATTTTTTTGTATATTATTTATATAACAAAAAAACTATATTATGATTAATTGGATTAACTCCTGGAGAACAGGGAATAAGAAAAATAAAGTAGACTTAACAATTAGATTTGGATGGTTAACTTTATTTGAATTAAAATTTTGCGCATTCTGTGATAAAGATGATTGTTGCAAAAATTATTTTAGATTAATGATATTAAATTTTGGATTTGAAATATAATGGCAGATCAAACACTAAATACTACTCTTAGTTTAAGTACTCCAGGTACAGTTAATGGTATCTTTGGACTTAATAATACAGAGGCTGTTAGTGTTAATTTTGATGACACAAGCGTAGCAAGTTCAACTGTAGAAATTGTACATGGTGGAACTGAAATATATGCAGTTGGTGTAACAGATGTAAGATATGTATACATAACTAATACATCTTTAGTTGATTATGTAGATATTGGTGAAGCAAGTGGAACTAAAAAATATGCTAAATTAGGACCGGGTGAGTGGATGTTTTTACCTATTAATATTTCAATGGGATTAAAAGGTTGGACTGCTGCTGGAAAAACTGCAATAGTGCAGTATGCTTGGTTTAAGAAGGTTTAATTTATAAAAAACTAACAAATGGAACTAGAAGGTTTAAAAAACGTAAAAGTAACAGCACAAAGATCACAAATGACTTTTTGTGCAAGCTGTAAGAGTTGTCCAGCAATTGACATCTCAACTGAATCTGATAAAGTAATAGTAGGAGGAGAAGATGAAGGATACACAGAATTTACTAAAGAGCAATTTGAGCTTTTCTGTAAAACTGTTAAAGGAGGTGCTTTTGATAGATTCTTTAAAGAAAATAAAGTAGTAATAAATGACAAAGGATAAAGAATGTATTTGTGGTCAGACTAAAAATGCTGACGGAACTTGTGACGGATCTCATGCTAATGTATGTGTTGAAGAAGAGTTAGATCAAAATGAAGACGTACCCTTTGCAGATAAAATTTAAATATTATGCCAGCAAATTTTAGAAAAGAAGGTAGAACTTTTAAAAGTAAAAATGGATTAGTTGAATATCAATATGGAGATGAATACATAGATGATAGAGAAATGATAATGATGGAAGGTGGTGCAGCTGCAGATGCAGGAGATTTTAGAAAAAGACCATTCAGAAAAGGTGGTCCAACTAATTTTGAACTTGCTCAAAAAGGTATGGGGGGATCTCTTAATCCTGTAACTTCAGCAAGATCTGGCAGAGTAGTTCCTGGAATGTATAATAATAATAAAAATTAAAATTATGAGAAGACGTCGTACATATAGAAAAGGTGGTAGATATCAAAATGGTGGTGAAGGACATCAATTGATAAGACATGTAACACCTATAGAGCCTATGAGTCCAGCCTTAAGTGAAGAACAAATGATGAAAAGAGGAGAATATGTACCTCAATCTCAAAGAGGACCTGTTGAACCTAGAGTTGATTCTATTGCAGTTCATGATGCACAAAAAATGTTAATGATGCAACAGTTAGAATTTGAACAACGAATGCAATTACTGGAATATCAAAATCATTTAAAAATGATGCAATTGCAACATGAATATGAAATGAGAATGAATCCTGACTATAATAATAGACAAAGGAATCAAAGTAATAAAGTAATTGATGCAATAGATGGTACAAATTCAAAAGAAGAAGTTTATGATATGATACCTAATACTAATGCACGACGTAGATATAACAAATATTTAAAACATAACCTTCATGTAAAAAAGAAAGGAGGTAGTGCTGGCGCAGTAGGGCGCAATGGGGTTTTATAAACTAAAAATTAAAATATGGGAGTATTAAATAAGTTATTCTCTGGAGGAGCTAGTAAACTAGTTGAATCAGTAGGTGGTGTAATAGATAATTTAGTTACAACTGACGAAGAAAAGTTAGAAGCTAAAAGAAAACTAAAAGAGCTAATCATGAATCATGAAGCTCAAATGGAAAAAAATATAACTGACCGTTGGACGGCAGATATGAATTCTGATAGTTGGTTATCTAAAAATGTAAGACCTATGGTTCTTATATTTTTAATTGTTTGCACTATGTTGTTAATATTTATTGATGCAGGTGCATTAACTTTTACAGTAGAAGAAAAGTGGACTGATCTTCTACAGTTAGTTTTAATTACAGTTATTGGTGCCTATTTTGGTGGCAGAACTGCAGAAAAGTTTAAAAAGAAAAAATAATTATTAAAAAATTTAAAAATGAGTAAATTAAATTTAACAATCGGTCTTACAGGAGCAATGAAAGGACAGAGTGATCCTGTTGGCATCAAAGTTAATGAGTGGCTTATAGATGTAGATAATCCTTCTGTTACTTCTGCAATTAAAGCAACAGTTAATGGAAGTCCTTTTGAAATATTAGGAACATCTGCTGCTCCTGCTGCAGGTGGTTATACACAATATGTATATGTTAGAAATCTTGGTGCAAATGGAGATCTTACTACTGGAGGTAAAGTTATATTAACAGACGGTGCTGGTACAAATATTGCGCATTTAAATATAGGTGATGCAATGTTTATACCTTTAATAGCACAAGCAGGTTTAAAAGCAAAGTATGATAATTCAGTTACGAATTATGTATATGCGTTTTTTAGAAGACAATAAAATATTAATTAATAAAATTTAGAATAATGGCTGGAACGTTACAAACATTAATAAGTATATCTGGAGCAATGACAGGACAATCTGATCCTGTTCAGATTACAGCAAATCCTGTTATAGCAACTCAGGATCCATCATTAACATCAGGTGGTTTAGCATTAGTAGGTACAACTAATAAATTAATTATTCCAACTACCCAAGGAGATACATATTTATATGTTAGAAACTCTGGAACTGGAGGTGGTGGAACAGGTTTGGGATTAGTTGACGTTACATCAAATGCTGGAGTAGTATTTGCTACTTTAAGAGTTGGTGATTTTGCATTTCTTCCTGTAAAAGGTGGTTTAGGTGTAAAAATAAAATATAATACTGCTGATACTTATTGTGTATATGGATACTTTACTGTAAAAGTATAATAACATGATTGGAACTAGAACCAAATATCTGTACTTTTCTACGGGTGATGGTGCTAATGCAACTGGAGAAGCTTGTTACTTTCCTGTGACAAGCTTTTTGGGTTTTGATCCTAGCGGCACCACTGCCTTAGATATGTATTTTACATCCTTAAAAGGAGATAATGCATATGACAAAGTTACCTTAACTATAACTACTAATACTCATAAAATTGTAATGGACTCTATATTAGAGACTATTAATCTATGGAAAGCAGAAAACTCTGCTTGGTCAGATCCAGGTGAACCAGAATTATTAAGAAGTGTATTAGATAATGTAGATTGGAGAATTAATGTTTGTGATAAAGACAATAATATCTTTTTAGATGGTAATATAAGTGATTGTACAATAACTTATGGAACTTGTAATGGTTGTGGTGGTAGTGGAGGAAGTAAAATTCCTGTTAGAGTTGATGGGGTAACTTTAACAACTGAACTTACTTCAATAGATTATGTAGATGGGGTTGTTGCAACTAATACTGGAACTGGTGATATAACAGTTAAACCAGATAGATATACCAATGGAGGTATTAAGTTAGATGGTGGAAAACTAAGATTAGATCTTAGTGAATCTGCTATTGATGGTGTATTACCTACAGCTAGAGGTGGAACTGGAGGAACAGGTGGTGCAGGTGTAACTTCTGTTGGAGGAACAGGTACTAAAAACGGTCTTACATTAACAGGTACTGTAACAAGTACTGGTAATTTAACTTTAGGTGGAACTCTTGCAGTTAATAATGCTGATTGGTCAGGAACTGATCTTGCAATAGCAAATGGAGGAACAGGAGCTGGTACAGCACAAGATGCAATAGATGCTTTAACACAAGTAAGTGGTGCTAGTACTGGTCAAAGATTAACTAAAGATAGTAGTGGTAATGCTGTATGGGATGATGTAAATAAGTATAGCTCTGTTATACCTTTATATATGACTCAGAATATACCTGTAGGAGAAAGATGGGCTCTTGCTTTAAATACAGGTAAAGGTTCAACAGCTTTAGGAACTTATCAAATGACAGGAGCTAGTGATGATACATTAACTGGAGACTATGTAAGCGTAATGGCTTTATATGATAATGGAGACCTTAAGTGGACTGGTTTAGATCTTTATATAAATCAATCAGTTGCCGGTGGTACAAATGTTAAATTAGATTTTGAAATTAATAAACATGCAACTGCTTTACCTTTAACAAGAACTACTCATTATACTTTTTCTATAACAAAATTAGCTACAGCTGTAACTTTTGCTAACAATACAGAATATAAGAAATTTTCATATACTAGTGGTTTTCCATCTCTTGGTGGTCCAGGATTTTATACATTTTCAATATTTAATTCAGGAACTGCTACCACAACTGTAAATGCAAACATAGTATTAAGATATCAAATAGAAAAATAATGGCAAAACAAAGACAATTCTACTTTAACCCAACCTTAAAGAAGTCTCACGGAAGACATAGCAAAAGTAAGACTTCTTTTAATAAAGGTTCTAGTAACTATACTAAAAAGTATAGAGGACAGGGCAGATAAAAAAAATAGGGAACTAAATGTCCCCTATTCTTTCCTTTAACAATCCTTCTATGATGATTAAATAGTTGATTGCATCACCTATTTTTTCATCTATATATTTCTTATCAGGAGGATTGTCCAAATTGTCAAGCATAGTTTTAATAGACTCAAGATGTTTACATAAGTATTCATATGCTACTTTTTCTGATTCATTGTGAAATGAAAATCCTGTTCCTCTTTTAAAGGATAGGAATATATCATCATCAGTTGCATATTCTTTACTTTTAGATGTAAGAATATTTTGAGTTCTGTTAAAAACAGATGCTAAAAATAATTGAAACTTGTCTCTTGTCATTATTCAATGTTTGTTCCATCAAGTGATGGTTCATTATTCATATCAAGATCTTCAATTTCCCAGTCTAAATCAATATTAGAAGGAGTTGCAGTTCCATTATTTAACGCGTTGGTTTTATCATCTACCATGTCAATAAAAATTTGGGGATTAATACTATTCAACACCAGTGCTCCCCAGGCCTCCGGTGCTTCTTTTACTTTCTTTCAAATCAAAAGCTTCTTCCCATTCAATAGTATCAATTTTACTTAATACTATTTGTGCAATTCTATCACCATTCTTTATTATAAATGGTTCTTTTTTTGCATCTATTATATTATTTTGAGTACAAAATAGTATAACTTTTATCTCACCTCTATAATCTGAATCTATTGTCCCAGGACTATTTAATACAAATATACCATTTTTAGCAGCCAACCCGCTTCTAGATCTAACTTGTATCTCATATCCTTTTGGAATTTCTACATGTATTCCTGTAGGTATTATTTTACTTTCACCTTTAAGAATAGTTATATCTTTTGTTAAAGATGCTCTAATATCCATTCCAGAAGATCCTTTTGTAGAATATTCTGGATCTGGATTATTAGATGTGTTTATAAGTTTAATTGATTTTTTCATGTTTAAAATATATATCTAATTTTGTTCCAAGGTACAACTTTATTGTGAATATATTTAAATTCTTCAATAAAATCTGTCTTTAATTTTGCTTTATATCTAATGTTTTTTCCACCATATTGTGATGTCTTAGTTGCTTGCAATTTTGGTACCCATAAATCTATCTCTGTTTTTGGATGTTTTTCTAGATTATAATAATGTTTATTCTCATTATGTGTTAAAAATATACACTCAGCAAGAACTGTATCCTTGTAGTCTACATAATCATTCATCATATCAAATAATTCTTTATAGTCATCTAACCATCCTTTATATACTATAATTGGACTATAATTAACATGTACATCATAACCTGCATCAATAAAAGCATCAATAGCTTTAATACGATCTATAATTTTAGATGTATTAGGTTCATGTATATCTGCTTTATGTTGAGGCATTAAACTAAATCTTATTCTAATTTTACCTTTAGGATCAAATTTTATAAAGTTAGGATTAACATATTTAGTAGCAAAACTTCCCATAGCTTTGTCATGGTTTTTAAAAAATCTAAAGATCTTTTCCCATTCATGATATTTTGCATGAAGTGCAAAGTCTTCATTACAACTTATATCATATGTAACATATTTACTATGTGTCTGGTTTGGTTTTTCTGTATCATCAAACCAACAATGATCATTTATTGCAGTTAATATATCTTCTGTATTAGTTGCAATAGATAATCCTGTTTGTTTATGTCTCTTCATATAACAATATGAACAGTTATACAAACAACCATGACCAAAGCTAGGAGAAATAAAGTCTGTAGATCTACCCGAAGGTCTAATCTTCATACTTTTTCTTTTTACTTTTTGAATCATATTTTAAATTCTTCAAAAGTATCATATTCTTGTGCTTCCATATCAGCATCAAAATCAGATCCTTTAAAGTTGACAAGATTTGCATTATTATATGCATTATCATTATTATATACACCATCAGTTACATGACCGTTACCATTTAGGTCTGTCCAGTTTTTATCCATTTGGTGTAAACCAGATTGACTTAATAATTCTGCAGTCATAAACTCATGAAACTTAACTTGATCACTCATCCATGTTCTTGGGTGAGATTTCTTAAAAGAATGTGTAACATGATTATAAAATGTCCATGCATTATTAAGATCTGCTGAATAATGATATGATGGATCTTTCATTTCTGCTTTAATAACAGAAACTTGTGATGCATCAATAATTTCTTCATCTAAAAATAATCTGCCCACTAATTCAGCTTGTTGTTTTTTAGGTAAAAATATTTTTCTCATCTGATTTTTATCATCAATTAACTTAGTATAATACTTATTAGCTGATTTAATTTGTGAACTTATTTGAGTATGAATATCATGATCTGCTTTACCTGTATGTTTTCTTGCATAGTTTGCCATGTCTCCACATAACATACCATTACTACATACATTTACAAAAGCTCCTACAGCACACTGAAAACGTGTACTTTTATCATAAGAGTTAGTCCAAGCAAACATCATACCCATTTCTGGATCTTGATCTGAAGCAAGGTGATATACTCCTTGTGCTACTTTAGCATTCATATTTGCTCTATAAAGTTCTTTTGTAATTGTAAAGCCGCTTTTGTCTAATAGAGTTTTAGTAACATCTATGACATCTTTATGAGGAATAACTGTATAAGTTTTTCCATGACTTGGTAGTGGTGCTGCCACTAAAAAGTCCCTTGTAGTAGTTGTTGGTCTTGTGTATCCCATAATTTTAGTTGATTTATTGCCAATAGGGGACCGTGCACGAATGAAGTGTAACCACGACCTTTGGTCCCCCTTGGACTTATTTACAAATATAATAATAAAACTTATTCAAACAACAACAATTGGTTGTTTTTTACACCAATTATGTTATTTATTTCTTTCTCAATTGCATTTAAATAGTATTTCTCATTAATGTCATAGTCTGACCACTTTTTATTTTCTATTTTATTCATTACAGTTTGAAC